TCAGTATATCCATCATCATACACAGAACCCAAAACATCAAAAATAGTTTTTGTTTTATCACTATCTACAATATATTCCGCATACTCTGGGAACATAGATTGTAGATAAGAAATCTTTAATCCTGGATTAAGTGGATTTGTTGCTCCATCTTCAATACGACTTGGATAAACTCTAAACTCAAATTTTCTTCGAGTTGCCTGTGAATATCCTGCTTTTAATAATGCTCCGTGATTTTTAGATGGAGGATTAAATCTTCCAATCACAATCGCAACACCATTAACCTGCTCTGCTTCTGGTTGTTGTTGTGGTGCTGCTTGTTGTTGTGGTGCTGCTTGTTGTTGTGGTGCTCCTGCTTGTTTCTTTTCTCCTTGTTGCTGTTGAGTATCAGCACCACCTTGACCGAAATACTTTAACTTTCCACCTACAGTTTTTGCTACAAGATTTCCTTGATTATCATACCAATCACCATGACCATCTCCTTTAAGTCCGCGGTTCTTTGCTTCAGTAGACGCAAGTGTTTCTACTGCTTCTTTGATAAATCTAGCAAAACTTTTCATTTATATGGTATTTTTAGTTATTTATTCACTAGAAACTGCTATAAAGTAATCTTAAATCATTAGCATCATCTAATGAAAAATTACTTCTCGCAACACCTTCACTTTTTAATGTTAATGTTGGTCTAAATGTTCCATTGCTATTACTTGTTTTTCCTCTAATCACCAAACTAGCAGACGATGGAGCAAATCTTGGAATATCAATTGGAAGTTTTGAATTCAAACCCATTTTATCACTACCAAGAATATAAAATCCTTCATTTTTTATCTGTATATAATTAATACCCTTACTATTATAATAAAATATAATTTTAGAAACGATGTCTGGTCCAGATGCTATTGTTGTTTGTGGGAATGGATTTGAACTTCCAGTCTTTTCAGTTAAAAGTTTTTCGTAATATAAAATCTTAGCAAGATTTTGATTATTAACAATTTCTTGTAATTCAGTCGCAGACAACTTATTTCCTGGTAATCCCCAAGCTTGTTGTATTTTTCTATCTACATCATATTGCGAATAGAGATAATTATACAAACTAACTATTGATTGTGGTTCTGTTCCATCAAATTTTGGTGCCCAAGAAGTTCCATTAAAAGTTATTGCCTTCTGTCCAAAATCAGACTGTGTGGTTGTTTTTGCTTCAACCAAAAGTGCCTGCCCTGGATTAGTAGCAGAAGGTATAGTTAAGTCTGGACCACTTCCAAATCCAGCATTTTTTGGAATATTTTTAAAAACTGATTTTAATTTATTTCTAAGAGTAATCTCATATTGTTTTCCTGCTAGTGCTGGATTGGCCATATAAAAATCCCTCCTTTCTTGTATTTAGAAAGAGGGGATATATTTTATTCTTCTACTTGTTCTTCAATCTTTTCATCGAGAAGACTAATCACTTCTCGAATTTTGATAATCCTTTCTGTTGGAAATTCATAACTATGGTCTTTCTGTGAATTAAAAAGAACTTGTCGGATTGTTGCCGCAGAAATCAAATCAATTTCAATACTTACATTTTTACTCATCAAATGTCTCCTTCTTCACGATTTTCACTATAATATGCGTCAAAAAATCCTTCAGGATAACGCTTCATTAGTTTATCAATATTCGTTTGAATCACTTCATCAAAAGAAACTTCAAGGGCAATACATGCCTGAGCAACATACCACAGAGTATCACCAAGTTCTTTTATCAGGTGAGTGCGGGTCTCATCATTCCAAGACTTACCCTGAAATACCATTTTCTTTACGATTTCCAAAAACTCTCCACCTTCGGCATTAATTCCAACACCAGCAGTCAATAGTCGTTCAATATTAGCACCCTTCTCATCAAGTTCTACCATACGGTCAGAAAGAGCAAGAAAATCTTTGGATGCGTCACTTGTAACAGCATCTACAAAGTTTTGATATTTATCAAAATCAATTCGTTGAGTCATATTAGTTAAAATTTAAATCCTGAGAATTTGTCTGTTTTTTTGTCTTCTTCATAAGTATACTCTTCCTCTTGTCCAGAGTCAAGTATATCTTTTTGAGCACTTTGTTCTACATCATAAAGACGCATTTTTGCTCTATCAATCCCAACTACAAATCTTTTATTCATTGTTGGGTCATTATATCTATTCTTCAATTGTTTCACCATAATCTGACCCAACCCTTCTAACTCTTCCGTGCTAATAAGGGCAAACATAAGATCAGCAGTAGCAGGAAGACCAAAGGATTCACTAGTATCAGTAAGGTCAGGGTCAGAGCTAGAAAAACCACTACGAGTAGTCTGGGTAGCGGAAACAATTGGAACATTTGCTTCAACCGCAAGACCACGAAGTTCTTCTGCAATTGCTTTAACATAAGAGTAAGAATTGACTGAAAAATTACTCTTATACCTTGAGGACCCACAAATATTAAGGTAGTCAATGAAAATAATATCAGGCTTAAATGATTTCTTAAGAGAGAGTTCATTAAGAAGTGCTCTAAAATGCCCTGCGTGTGCGGAAGCAGTTGGATATTCTTTAATAATCAAAGTTCCTTGTGTCTTCTTCGCAATATTATTTACTTTCGTATCAAACATCATTTTTGGTAATGTTTCAATATCTTTAATATTTACATTCAAAAGATTTGCGTCAATTCGTTCAGCAATTTTCTCCTCTGCCATTTCAAGCGTAATATACAATACGTTCCGTCCTTGGAGCAAGACGGAGCTAGCCACATGGCACATGAATAAAGATTTCCCGACGCCCGTACCAGCAAGTGCGATATTAAGAGTTTTGCTAGGGATACCCCCTTTGGTAATCTTATTAAAATATTCCAAATCAAATGAGATTTTATCTTCTTTTCTGTGATAAGATTCATATCGTTCTTCATAATCTTTTAGGTAATCGTGTCCAATGTGGCTATCAAATCCAATGGCAAGTGCTTCTTGCAAAATTGCTGGAATGGAATCTCTTGACTTCTTTTCGTCTTGTCCGTCAGCAATTTTGATACTTTCCATAAGAGCAAGATAGATTGCTCGGTCTTTACACCACTTTTCAGTAGTATCTATCAACCATTGTTTATCTGCTGGTGCATCATCAAGTTTAGAAATATAATCACAAATAATTTTGTAGGTATCTTCTGTAATATCAGTTCTTTTTTCTGTTTCAATCAAAAGAACTTCTTTTGTTGCTAATTGTTCGTAAGCAACAATAAATTTACAAATCTCCTCAAAAACTACTTTCTCGTGAAGATTCTCAAAGTATTCATTTTTGATGAAAGGCAATACCTTCCTACAATAATCATTATTAAATAAAAGACTTCTAAGAATTGTAGTTTCGACTTTTTCCATTTCTCCTCTAACTATGGATTTCGTTTGTGGTGAGGAGCATCGAATACAAAAGTAATCCTAACTTCATCACCAATATTTTCAGCACTATGGGGAAGTTTATTATTGAACCAAAAGAAAGTTCCAGGTTCCACAATCATAGTTTCATCCCCTACACTATACCTGTATTTTCCCTGAATGGAAAGGTGGTATCTATCTTTCGTAAGATAATAAGTACCCTCATCAATATGAGTTCCAACAATCTCACCGACAGGTAAAGAAAGAAAAGCACAACGACGTATTTTCTTAAAATATGTCTTTAAGAATTTAAGAACTTCTGTGTGTTTTTCGTATGCTGGTGTGTGAATACAAATTTCAGTATCACCAACATATTGTCCTTCCTTTTCTATTCCACCCATTATCAGTTGAAGAACATCAACTGTAACAGTATATTTTGTTGGGTCAAGTTGTTCTATTTTTTTATCTTTGATATTTTTTTGCGAACCCCAATCTTCTGGGTGCTTCTTTATTTGTTCTAATATTTTAGATACATCAATTCCAGTTTTTATAACTCGAATGTTTTTCATCATCCATAACTAAACTCTTTTCGTGCAATTTCATCAAGTGCTTGCATTACTTCTGGAGTAAAATACTTTTCTGGATTTTTCAGTATTTCTTTTGCGTAAAGTTTTTTACCATCCATTTCGTACCTACCAGCAACATTCTTCCACAATCCACCCAATTCTCCAAGTTCAAGCAAACCATAATACCTATCAAGACCACGTTCATCATAGAACAAACGAATTTCAACATCTTGATTTTCTTTACTTAGACGAGACTTAGCAGTCTTTGCCTTGATAATGTTTCCAATGACTTCTGTTCCTTCCTTCTCCTTTTTCTTTGAGAGGTGAATAATGGTAGAAGCAGCATACTTAAGACCACTACCACCTCCCATCTCTTTAGTAGGAACATAAGCACCAATAACATCATAGGTGTGATTGGTTACAATCATAGGAATTTTTGCCTTTCCGAGTTTCAATGTAACCATACGGAATGCACCTTTAATGAGTTGAGATTTGGTCATGT